AGTTGCAGAATAAACACCTGCGTTACCCAAACCAGTTTCATTATCAACCGTAACCGTAATTGTTGTGCCAGGAAGACCTAAAATGGCTTCAATACCCCATTTTAGAGCCTGTTTGTCCCTAATTACGTCGCCCATAGGCCACAGAGCAGTCTGAGTATAAGTGGATATGTTAGCTGTAGAGTCGTTGTACAACTTTAGTAGGTTGCGTTGATCCGTGCCATACAAAAAAACGCCACCGCCATTTGCCAATGAAGTCAAATAGTTAAGCGTACCTTGGCTTGTAATGAACCACTTTTTGTCAAAAAAGACGCACTGAATAGGCCGAGATCCCTGCACAGGGTCGTTGTACCAAAACTGAAAAGCAGCGCAGAGGATGTTGTTCAACAACACCTGACCGCCCGTAACAGGCTTGGTAAAGTCAAATAACGGGTAAATGCCGTCCAAAGCGTCCGATAATTTGCTGGTTGTTGCCCCTACAAGGGCATAAACGCCATAGTCATTCGCAAATAACAAAGACCGAAAATACGGGAAAATAGCATCAATGCGCCGAGATCCAACCGACGCAGACACGTTTGTATTAGTAAACAGAGTTGCGCCCGTCGTGCTGACCCGAACGTCCGAAAACACGTTGATTGAGTTCTCACCAAACACATACAGGAAATTGTTAGCCGATATGATCGACTTAATGTTGCTGTGCAGCGTATCGTCAGCAAGGTTAATGTTACCAGCCGAAACGCTCACAAAGTCGTTGTACAGGCCCGCAGCCGAGTAAAAGACCGTGCGCCCCTGAGCAATCCACACACGGCCTTGGAACGAGGCGATGTCAACATTCTGGTCAACGGTAGCAATGGCTGTAGCAGAGGCACCGTTACCGCCACCACCTGTAAAGGTTACTGTCGGATTACTTGTATAGCCAGAACCAGGATTAACCACGACAACGCTAGTAACAGCCCCGCCGTTAACAATAGCCACAGCATTAGCATTAGCACCGCCACCTCCAGTGATGTTTACAGTTGGGGGTGAGGTATAACCAGACCCTCCAGCCGTGACAAGGATTCCGACAGTTCCTTTTGCAAAAGATAAGAAGCCAGCGACAGCAGTAGCATTGTTTCCACCACCACCAGATATTGTAATGGTAGGGGGAGAAGTATATCCACTACCTGCCTCTGTAAGCGAGATTGCTGTGACAATACCAGACCCAAGAACGGCAGTTGCATTTGCACCAGATCCTCCACCGTCTGAAATGGTTATTGTAGGCGCAGATGTATAACCGGAACCAGGATTGGTAACAGATATAACAACTACGTTACCCGCTTGAATTGATGCTGAACCTTGTGCAGCAACACCAAATTGGCTTGCAGGAGCTGCAAAAGTTACAGTTGGAGGTGTTGTGTAACCAGATCCAGGAGTATCAACCAAAACAGACAAAATAGTTCCAGCAGCGTTGGAAATAGACGCTACAGCCGTTGCTTGCTTACCATTTGCCTGATTTGGGGCCGAAATAGTTACAATCGGGGCTTCTGTGTAATTAGACCCAACATTGGTTATCCCAATGCCACCAACAGAGCCAATAGTAATAAGATTTGCGCCGTCCCAAGTATAATAGCCATTATTTGGGTCAATAATGATCGCACGTTCGTCTTTCCATTGTTTAGCCCGCATACCAGTTCCCGTGAAGGTTCCGGCAGTGGCTATGGTTACAATAGAATTGCTATTAAGATTATAGGCTTCGGCTCCACCATTGGCCTGAAAAGCCAAAATATAGTCTGTGTTGGTAATGTTAACATTGGTCAGCTCTGTGACTGTGTTTGACCATGTAACACCGACATTTGATGATTGAGGTATGACTTTAAGGTTACCAAACCCAATAGGCTGTACGTTCTCAATCCAAGAAAACTCAGACTCATCAATAGCCGTGCGGTTGGCTTTAGTGTTCAGAGCCTTGAAAGACTTTGTAACATGATACTGTTTTTGTTGTTCAGGACTCTGGGCCATTAGTACCCCTGCGAGTACGGCATCGGCATACGACGAGTAAACGTAGTAGCCAAAAGATTCTGGCACTTTTGAATATATTGCTGACGAAAGATCTCAGCCTCACCATAGCTCTGTTCTTTGAACTTGGCTGTGTAAGCTGCGTAATACGGAACAGGCTCCGTCCACGGATCTTTGATGACCTCAACGTCCGTCAAATTAGTCATGTCTGTTGGCCTGATAACCGTATCCAGCTCAATCGTATAAGTCTGGTCAGGCAACGGGCCAATGTAAAAGCTGTTAGTGCCGTAAAGGCTGAACGCGACTGGCTGACCAATGTAGCTCTGGTAATAGCGCAGTTCGGCGTTAAATTGTGTCCAAGGCTTATACATCAAGGGAACGCGAGTCGTGCCCCAGTACAAGTTGATCGTAAGAATGTCCATTGTCTGATCGCCTTGTGGCAGATCAACAAAATTATAGACTTCTTGATTCTGATAAACAGATGAAGTTTGAAGACGGCGTAAAGAACCTGTGTCACGCACAACACGCTGACGAGCGCCGTTAATATCAATCGTTAACTCTTGGTCAGTCCAAAAGTTAGCATTGGCATCGTGCAACAAACGCCGTGTAACAAATATGTAATCGTTAAGCGTTGTCATACCACACCATTCAAGGATTTCCCCCCTCACGCAAAACGTGAGAGGGTACTGGGCCTACTAGAAGGGGTCGCTACTAGTAGCTCTTAGAAGCTGATAACATCGCCATAGACATTAACGCGGAACTGATGGTTAGCAACGGCACCAGCCGTAATGTTAACAAACAGCGCGTTAGGTTGATAGCAAGTGTTACCAGCCGCAGCCACAAGCGTAATGTCTTGGTAAGTATATCCGTTAATGACGTTAGACAACGCCACGTTGGATGTTACCAAATTACCGCCATCGTTGGTTGTACCAATGGTTACATAGGTAGAAGCCAAAGACTGTACCGAACCGCCAGCAAGGTTAGCATTGCCAGCAACTGTGATTCGACGAATCACTACGTTACCAGAACCCTGCATACCGCCTTTAAGGATAGGCAAAGCTACAACAGCGTTAGCAACCGCATTAGCAGAAGCAAATCCAGTGGCAATAACAAAATTGCCAAAGGAATCCTGCGTATTTTGGCCTACTGAGTCAGGATTAGCCATGAACCTAACTCCTTACTTGTTGTATTGACCGGTAGCGTTCTGACCTTCGTTCGTTCCGTACAGAGTCAATGTCTGAGTACCAGTCGTAGCGTTAGCGCGAACATTGTAACCGTCAGAGATAATAGTGCCGCCAGTGTTAGCAGCAATATATGTCACCCAGTTGTTAATGTTGGCAGCGCCAGTGTTCACTTCGATGGTGACATTGTTTGTGCCTGTTGGAAGAACATACCAGCCTGTCGGAATGTACTGAGCGCTAGAAGTACCAGCGTTCATTGCAGTCAGGTTGCCGATACCTACGTTTGATACCGTTACGGTCTCAAAATAAGCGGCTGGCTGGTTGGTCAGAGTACCAGCGACAAGAATCTTATTTGCAGCAAGAGACATGTCGTACTCCTTAAATGTTCAGGTAGTTATAGCCAGTGACCTTGGTCATCGACTTAGGCTTGGTGCTGACGAGTTCTGCGATTGTCAAAACAGCGCCGACGTAGCCAACCTGCCAGTTGGGAAGGGTCGATTCAAAGCCAGTGAACACGAACTGACCAGCCTCATGGATGTAGAGGTTCAGGTAGTTGGTGTTCAAGAAGTACACCGTACCTTCTGGGCAATAGGGATCAGGATAGATCGGAACGCCAGCAACCATCAGAGCTTTAAAAGCAGCCTGTGGGCCGTTAGCGTCGTTGTCAAAGCCGTTACCAGGAGTGATAACGTACTGTTCCTGACCGACGAAATCTTGAGCCAAGAGCGTCCAAGTACCAAAGCCGCAAACGCCGAATGAAGGCACTTCTGCGCCCTTTTTCACCGTACCGGAAATGTACTGAAGGATGTTCTGACGGGTCGGGTTAACCGAACCAGCGGCATACTGACCAGACTGCCACCAAGTATAGGTGGAACGGTTGATGTTGCCGTAGGTTGCTGCTGTCGTACCGTTGTCAACAGCGGCGGGGAGACCCGTGAACTGCTGAGTGTTGGTGACGTTGTTGTACAGCGAGTAAGCCATAGCATCCATCATCACGTTGGTCGCATCGTTCATACGAGCTTCGATCAACGGGATGATTGCATGGTCCTGCTGAACAGCGCCTTCCATTCCGAGGAACGGAACAGGAGCGATCATCAGTTTCAGAGTAAATTCAGCGTTGTAAGCACCCTGCTGAACCGACGGTTGAGCGAACGAGCCGCTATAGTCGGACCACTGAGCGTTAACGAACTGAGCACCCTGAACGGGGACAGTAACGGACGAAACACCGCCCGTTGCGGTTTGAGAGTTAGCAATCAGCGCAGCCATAAGCGGGGTACTGTTGTAAAGCTGTACCACCAGCTTGGGAATAAACGCACGGCGTGTAACGTACGTTAATTCTGTAAACTGCGACGAGCTTGCTGCTGGGATAATACCACCACCAATAGCCATCGAGATATACCTCTTAGTTGTTACGACACTAGATTATTAAAGGCCGATGCGAGTTCCCTTGCGGAGATCTTGCATTGCCCTTACCGCCTCATCACGAGCAGCACGTTGTGGGTTCTTCCAGAATTTTGACAACGTATCTCGTGCTGTCTCGTTCAGGACGCTCGGATTGTAAAACGCCTGACCAGTTGGCTCAGACGCTTTATTCATCCACTGCCAATAGTCCGCAGCGGTCTCGTGATTTTGTATGCCCTTTTCGAGCATGATCTTCTCGATCTTCTCAACGTCTTCGTCAGATGATGCTTTACCCGACTTAATCAAAGACTGACGACGCTTTTCAAGCGTTTCCAGTGCTTCTTTTTCCATCAGCTTGGCCTGCAATTCTTCAATGCGGGCATTGTTCTGCTGCTGACGGGCCTCAAACTTGTCTTCAAGCTCGATTGTGTCAATTGTAATGTCTGGTTTGACTTTCTTGGTCATACGCAGGAAATCATTACGAGTAGCAGGATTTTCAGCCAACTGACGGGCAATGAGAGCTAACTCATCGCGGGCTTCAGGTGAAAGATCTTCTAAAGATGACATGATTAGACCCCTATTTTAAAATTAGATAATTTTTTTACCATCGCCAGGAGGCTTAATGGTAAACTGGTTTTTCGCACCGATCTTGTTGGGGCTGTTGAGGCCACCCAACTGTTCGAAACGAGGTGTGTTAACAATCTGACCATTGTTCTGCTTGTCAGTGGTCGGATTGCGAGGCGACCCTACGCCGCGAGGCTTAAAGAGATCCATAGCTTATCCTTTACATTGTCATAGGTGCGCCGCCAGCGGGGGGAGCGCCAGGAGGCGGACCAGCAGGAGCGGCAGGAGGAGGAGTTTGACCCATCAAACCAAGATTCGGCGGAGACCCAGCAATCATTCGAGAACCAGGTGTTCCACCGCCAGCTTGAGGGAGGTTTTGGAGTAATTGCAAAATTTCGGCGTTTTGTAGTTCGCCAGTCTTTTGCTTCTTGGGGCCGAGGAGTCCGGTCAACGATGACAGCGCGGACATCAACTTCTTGCCTTCAGGGGTTTCACTGCCAACGGCAGGAAGTGCTTGTTCAATCAGGTCAAGCGCCATAGATACGTTAATCATGGCTGCTTCACGCTGACCCATTTTGGGTTCTGGCGTTGACATCGGATCGGTCATCGGTGTCGAAATGTCAGGTGACGGCGCTCCAGGCGGCAATGCACCACCGCCTTGTCCTGGTTGGTCCTGAGCCATCAAGGCCATCAATTCCTGTTCGTTTGCCATCTTGAAATCCCAAAGTAAAAAAATCGTGGGAGAATATATTTGGACTTCCCTCTCCCACAAGGGAAATTGCTAACAACGGGTCTAACCCGTGTATTAGTTAGCGCTTTGCCTTACGGCCTTTACGACGAGCCATGATGGCCTCCTTGGTTGAGGGTTGCTATTTGTCTTAGCGCCGAGTACGACGCTTGGACCTCTTCACTGACTTGTACATCAGTATCTCCTTTAACTGCGTTTAGCCTTGCGCTTAGAGCGGCGAGGGGTTGAACCAATTGTTGCCCCGCTAGACTTGCGACTTGGCATAATGCCAGACTCACGAGCTTTTCTTACTACAGGGGTCAATACCCTATCAGCAATAGTGCGGAACAAATCAGCCATTAGTAACTCCTAATCTTTGAACGCCCACCACGAGCCTTGCGGGGGTTCATAGATTTGATGTTGGTAATCTTGTAGGAAATAGTAGCAGGCTTTTCAGACTTTGACAACGAGGACTGTTTTGCCCTCGGCTGGTTGCTGGGTTTTGTCAAACGTGCTCTAGCCATTACGCCACTGCCTTTGGTTTGGCGGGCTGCTTTTGCTCTGGAGGCTGGGCAGCCGCTTTGGATTCCATCTTTTTGAGACGGTCCTTGAGCAATTGTTTCATAGGTGGGTCTAACAAGTCAATAAGGCTTTCTTTGTCAATTGCTTGCGCTTTGAACAGATTGAAGGCCAATTGCCGCAAATCTTCCATAAAGATTGGGCTGTTAGAGTGAGCATCCACTTTTACCACATAATCACGAGTAAACTGCTCAGGAATAAACTTAACATCATTACTATCAGTAAGGTGTGTGTCGTTATAGGCCTGAAGTAATTTGAGATAAAGAGTAGACATTTTCTCAAGGGAGTCTTCGACCATGAGCGCCCGTTTCTTTGCACGGCTTGATCCTAACCGAGCCAACTGAGAGGCATGACCAGCCGACCGAACACCACTTTCGCCACGACCAGACAATACGTTGGAAATGCCAGAAGCCTCTTCGAACATGGAGTCAATTTCTTTAAGCTGAGCATAAAGATCTTGCGGGATGTTAGGAGCCAGCTTTTCAACTTTAGTCTGAGGCATGTCGGTCATAAACAAGCCGCCAGCACGGTTCAGCGCAAAGTCTTTTTCGTCAATAATGCCGG